AGTGCCTGTGTTGGAATATTTTCATCCCTGAATGAAGAGAATCCGTTTTCAATCATAATATCTTTAATTTGTTCTTTTACTTCTTTTGACTGAACAGAGAATTTATCTTGAATTTCAGAAATTAGTTTTGCATTTACTACTTCATCTACTTTCGTAGCTTTTCGATTTTCAATATATTTTTCTACTTCCTTTTCCTTGTTCTTAGCTTCTTTTGCCTCCTCCTTTTTGCTCTCGTCTACTGTCTTTTCCCCTTTGCTATGCTCTGCCATAATAGCGTCATTAATTGCCTTAATCAAAGCATCGGAATCCATAGGAATATTATCTACAATATCGGCAAAGCGAGACTTAGAATCAATACTGTAGTTATCATCACGGAAAGAAATTCGCCGTGATTCTTCTGCTACCTTGCTCTTAACAATATCCTGTTTAGTGGCAATATTCTTTTTCCCTGTCTTTTCTTTTACAATCTTTCTATCAACATAAGCTACACCTAGAAAATCCAACTTAGTTTTAATTGCATTGAAATACTTCTGACTCATATTAGTGGTCAAGATAGAATAAGATTCTCCTGTTGCCGCATCATCAATCTCTTTATTCTTTACATGACCAATCATGATGAATGAAACTCCAACCTTTTTGAGTTCCCACAACTTATCAAGAATAATTTCACTTACCTTATCCATACCTTTGCCAAAACCACCAAATGCAGCATTAATAGAGTCAACTCTTTTATCTGGATTGGCGCGATTATGCATACGGACAACTTCTGGTTCTGCAATTTCTACAAGCTGATCATATGTATCAAGTCCAATTACCTTCAAATCTTTATAATCAGTAGTCTTATTTTCAATTACATCATCAACAAAATCAGAAAATGTGTCCCAATCTGGAATTTCAGCAGAAACAATTCCATTAATAGCTTTATGGCCATCTTCTTTGCCAATGTCTAGCATAATATAACCATCATCACCAACAAGCTTTTCACAAAATTCCTTAATCGTTGTAGACTTACCAATACCACTTTCGCCAATCAATCCGATATTATAAGCAAGTGGATTAATTTTAATCTCAACTTTTTTACCATATTTTCTACTCAATACACATTTCTCCTTTTATTTTTAATATTTTAACAATACATTAGAACAAAGAACTTTCATCTAAATCTGATTCATCAATTTGTTTGGATTCTAATTTTTTCTCATTTTTAGATTCTTTACTTGCCTTTACAACATCATCAATCTTTTCATCTTTAATTGGTACATAAATATTATCCTCAAACTCACGTTCATTGAAATCTGATTGTAACATTCCGTCAACAAAATTACCAGTTAGTTTAGGCAAAAACAATCTAAATTCTTTAATATTTGAACCAAAAATTGAACCTCTCGGTCTAAAATCATCAACTACTTTAAGTCCAAGTTCAACTTGTTCATGCTGTGCATTAGTCAACATTGATTCATCAAATGGCTTTTCTTCTGCTCCATTAATCATTACAATTTCCCACGGAATATGCATAATTTTTTTATTTTTAATATCAAGATATTTCATCTTGTATTCATATAATTTTTTCTGCTTTTCATTATCCATATCATAAACAGAAGCATTAAAAACAAAATCCATTGGTACAAATTTTAAACCATTATCCTTATCAATATACTGATTAAGATAACCGTTCAAATATCCTTTACCGGAATCTTTCATATCTGCTTTATCAAATGACTCATTGTTATAATAAATATCCATTAGCAAACCAAGTCTATTATGGCGATCATCATCATCTGCAACACCATAAACATTTTCAATACTGAAATGGTTATAGAATTTATCTTTGTATGGATTACGATTAAACTGTCCAGTAACATATACTCGACCTTTATATTTTGGCAACCATTCATGCAAAAACTCAATCATATCATACTGGGTGATAAAATCATTTCTACCACCGTATTCATCACCGAGATTAACAGTAAACTTCTTGTAGTTTGCAACCTGTTTAACAGTTTCTTCATCAAAACGGTCATCCCAAGGAACTTCAATCTTTTCATTGTCCGTTGACATTGTTTTGATAGTATCATTCTGCGAACCAAAGGCTTCAACAAAACCCATATTATGGTCTGATTCTTTAATTCCGAAATTCAAACGTGCGGACTGGCCTCTCTCATTTTTGAAAATCTGATAGAATGGTTGTTTTGCCTTTTCGTTTGGCAAGAACAATTCTCCCATAAAATGAAATGTATTACGATAGCTACTCAATAATCATTACTCCTTTGAATTTTAATATTTATATGTAAACAACTTAATGTTGATTGCAATTTGGACAGGCACTTGGTGTAAACCAATTATATCTTTCAAATTCTTTTCCACAATAACAACAAACCGTTCTTTGTGGCTTTTCAATCTCAATATAGCCACAATTTTTATTGCTACAAGTATATGTATGAGTTTTAGAACAATAATTCAATGTATCTTTACCACATTTAGGACATTCAAACATCTTTATTATCTTCCTCTTTTTCTTTATTAATTTTCTCTAAATCCTCACAAAATTTAACAACTCCCTTAATCCTTTCTTCTGGTTCTAGCACTTCATTGTTTAATAATTTAACGATTGTTGAAGATAAAAATTTCACTCCTTCACAATATCCAGCGAATGCTACAACTTTGTCATGTGTCTGTTGTTTTGTTTCTTCCATTCCCTCACCTCTTAATTCTATTATATACTTTTAGTTTTATTAATGCAAGTTATTTACGAAATATTTTTAGAATTATTTATTATGAAATGTGTATTTTATCTTGTATTATTATTCAAGCATATCTCCGCAATATATTCACATAGTTTATCTGGAATTTTTGATCGTTCAATTGCACCTTTTAAGCCTTGTGTCCCTGTTCTACTTCCTCTAGGAGCTGCTTCGTGACAAGAATCTCCATTATGACTCATTGGTAGAAAATCAGGATTTGGATGGTTAGTCCAAATATCAGTAGGCTTCATTCTTGTATCTCCATATTTATCATATGTAACTGTATGTCTAGGTAAATTCTGCATAAATGTCATTTTTCTTAATCCACCTCTTGGATTTTCTATAAACCAATATGTAGGATTTAATTCTTTTATAAGAGCTATAGTATGTTTGACTAATTCATCAGATTGTTTTGCAAATTCACTTTTGGGAGCTAAGTTCCCATTGTCTTCTTTGTATCTGTGATGGGATATTCCTGCAATTGAATAAGTTGTACAAGGTGGGCTTGCCCAAATTACATCTGGATGACCAAATCTATCAATAATATCCTGTGCCGTAACATCCATAATATCTACATACCAATCTATATTTTTATGCTTTTTATCAAGTTCAATGGTATATGTTTCATATCCATATTTCTCAAACGCTCTTGCTATAGACCTTGTTCCACTAAATAAATCTAAACATTTAATATGTATCTATCTCCTTTAATATTTTGTCACATGAAATATGTATTCTATCTTATTCAAATATAACGATCATACTTGGGAACGGAGCCGGTGATAGTTTGAAATTTCCATCTTCTCGATACGAAGGTAACATTCTATTGAGAAATTTAAGTCTACCTCTAATAAAAATGGTTTTAGCTTTTGGGTTATTATATATGTAATCATGGAACCATGAAGTATCTACTCTAGCAGGGATTAGCATTACAATTTTAGTATTATTATTTTTATTTTCATCATAACATTTCTTTACCCAATTTTTAATTGCCCTGCCATACGGTGGATTAACAAATACAATTTCTCCTGACCAATCTTTAGATAACCCATCTGTTTCTATAGTATAATATTTATCACATTTGTGATTATAATCAGTAGAGCAAGGATCAAGAGTAAAATGATATTTACTATTAAGTTTATCAAATAAATCTTGTGGTGTTTCCCACTCATTAGAAACACTTGAAAACATTACTTCTGTATTTATATTATCTATCTCCTTTAATATTCATTAAATCAATTACTTCTTTTATACTATTCGATTATATAGAATTTTGTTTGCTTATATTATTGATGTTATTCTACCCATATTGTTCAAGTCGTGGAATACAAATATTATTTATATATTCTTCACTCATATCAACACCAATAAAATTTCTATGTAAAAGATATGCTTCTTTACATGTTGTTCCTGAACCACACATTGGATCAAAAACAATATCTCCTTCATTGCTCCACGAAAGAATATGATCTTTTGCTAATTGTTCTGGAAAAGGTGCCGGATGACCTTTGTAACCACTATTTGTAGATAATTCCCATATATTTTTATTTTGTTTTTGATTCTTTACGCAAACATTATTATGTCCTATTGTTGGTTTATCTTGTTTGTTTGTTTGATAAAATGTTCTCTTATCTGTATTATTCCCCTTAGTTTTACAGTCTATCATTATAGGATTAAATGTTTTTGGTTTCCCTTTACTGAACACAAACATGTATTCAAAACATTGCTCGTATCTATTATGTGTCAATGGGATATAATTAATTTTTTCATAAATCATTGTATCATGAACATTAAATCCACATTCTTCTTTTGCATATATTGCTTGCTTAAACGATGTTAATGTTTCTGAACCTTTTATAGTAGCATCGTTTACCACCCAAACTACTACTCCACCATCTTTGGTAATTCTATATAATTCTTTTAACATTGATTGATAATCAAATACAAAGCCTTTATATGTACGTAAATTATCATATGGTGGAGATGTAACAGTTAAATCTACAAAATTATCTGGAATATTGTTTTTCATAAAATTAACTGATTCATCTATATAAAAATTATTTAGTTTTAATATTTTTGTCTAGCTCCTTTACGATTTAATATTGTCTGCAATGAGATAAAACTCTTATTTCATCATATTAGAATTATATGTAAACAACTTTTCTGTAGCCGTACTACGACTACTTTTGTCAAGTGTTGTAGTTAATATCTTGCTTTCTAGTGAACTACCGCCACTTTAGAAGTGTCGGCTTCCTGCTCAATAGTAGTAACCTACTAAGTATCAACAGGCTATC